TTGTGTTGTTTACCACCCTTACCATCGAACGTCATTTTACAAGGTACGGAACCTACTGAATCCCAAAGAAACAAAAGACTGTAGTCTAACTCACCCTTTTCTTGTGCATCCAAGAGTTCATTGATGTAGTCCGTGATTTGTTCAATGTAGTTGAAATTATTATTGAAAATATAAAAACCATCCCAATCAATTTCACCTGTTGTTTCATCTACAACTTCTTCACATTGAAATCCCATCAACTTTGCGTGTTCGAAACTCCACTTTTGTTCAGTAATGATAAACACAGGAAGTATTTCTTTTTTCTGTGCATCAACAGCGGTCTTAACAAGTGCGGTCGTTTTACCTGTGTCTGAGTGACCTAAGAACATATTGATATGTCCGATAGCGGGACCAGGTAAACCCACAGCATCCAAGAAATTAGTACTTAAATCAAAAAATCTCTGTGGTTTGTATTTAGCCGAAGTAGAGAATTTCTTCTTTACTGAATTGAAATCGGTTTTCTTAATTGCCATATCCGTACTTATAAAATTCTTTCAAAGTTTCCAATTTATCTTTTGCGTTTGCCAATTTCTCAACAAACTTATCCATCTCTTCTAAGTGTTGTGGATGTTCCCCAATACCAACAGGGTTCTCCATATACACCATCAAAATTGCCTCAGCTTCCGCAATTTCACTCTCATATTTTTTAGAGAGTGATTCATACATTAAAGTTCTTATTTTCATATTAAAAATATAAAGAAGGTGCAGACGGTGTCTGCACCATCTGTTTTTTAGAATGGTAATTCCTCGTCAACCTCATTATTTGCCTGTGGGTCAACATACTTTGAAGTTGGTAAAGATGAGCCACCAAATGATTCGGTAGTTTCTACATCGTTACTATACACATAACCACCCTTGTCACTGTCCCAACGAGGAACTTCACCACGAGCAATTGCCTCCAAATACTCAACAGGTTTTTTTGAATACACATCCAACCAAGTCATTTCGTCTTCTAACCAATCCTTTTTGATTTTATCATCTTGATGAACAGGACTTGGGTCGTCGTACATAATAGTGGATACTGTGGTATAAGCAGCTCCTTTGGGAGTTTTTTGTTTGGTTAACTCAATAATTAAATCACGACCTTTTTCAGCGTCTGTGACATCACCTTTGTTTCTCCAAATGGGAATTATTTTATCAAGAATTCCATCTTGTTTGTAATTGTGTTTAAATCGCCAAAATTTAATACCGTCCTCTTCTCTGTCTCGGTCGATTACTTTGACAATATAAAACTTACGTGATTTATATTGTTTTGCAAGTTCTTTGTCAGATTCTTTACCTGTCGACATTAATTCTTCGTAAACCTCGTTTAAAGGAGAACGTTCGTTGTCATTTTTTCCTGGGTCGTAAAACTTTTGCCATTTACCACCTACCTGTACTTCGTGGTACCAAGCCTCTTTGAAAGGAGAGCTACCGTCAGGTGTTGGAAGGATACGTACTCTACGTTGTCCTGAATTTGATTTGTCGTCTAAAAGAAGAGTGAAGTACTTCTTCATTCTTTCTTCTTGAGACATTCCTTTTTGCCCATAATCAGGTGATTTGGACTGTTCATACTGTGCTAATACTGCGTCTAAAGATGTCATAAAAAATTTGTTGTTAGATGTTAATGTTTAAAATTATAGAAAAAAAATTCATAGTTTCAAAATAAAAAAGGGTTGTATCTCTACAACCCAAATTATAAGTCAAAATTTGAAAATGTCAAAAGTTAAAGTCGGTATCATCGTCCCCATTAGGAGTAAATGTTTTTTTAATCTCAGACGGATTTACATTCTCAACCTCATCTGATGTTAAAACATATTCGTGTTTTCCTTGTTTTTCAAATTTATCTTTGTTGTCATCAAAGAAATCTGTCAATTTTTGGGTGTATGGTCCTGAGTCTAAACTTCTAAGATGAAGTTTTTCTTGTGGTGTCTTTTCTCTATACTTCTCAATTTTAGTTTCGATAGAGTTTAATTTTTCTACTAAACCATCCATTTCAGAAAGTTTTGTTTCTAAGTTTTTTAGATATCCAAATAGTTGGTCAAAGTATTGGTCTTGTTTTGTTTCAATTTTTTCAGAAGACTTTACCAAATCTGTAACGTCCAATTCTTCTGTACCCGACTCACTACTTTTTCCTTCATCATCGATTTTAGTTACCTCATCATCCGCACTTACATCGATTTTTTCTGCCGGTGCATCAGCAGGGGCCGGAGGTAAAGTCGCGTCAGGTGCCGGTAAATCAGCACCAGGAACTGCCCCCAACGCTGGGTCAGGTGGTAAACCAGCTTCAGCTTGTTCTCTGATGTAACGATTAATATTGTGGTGTCTATTAATCTCTTTTAATATTTTTTTATCTAAATTCATTTTGTTATCCGTTTAATAAAGACTTTATTCCTTGTGGTGTTTCAACTCTTACTCTTCGATTAGCAATTGTTTCGTGACCGGCTCTTTCAATAAGTCCATCTCTTTCTCTAACTACATAACAATCACCTGTGTCTAAATCACATACTTGTTTTGTACCATCACCGTTGTCTTTTTCAGACATTCTAACGTTTTTACCAAGGTACTGGTTTAACATATTATTTAAGTTCATAACTTTTTAATTTACATATAAATATCAATATTATCCAAATAGTTGAATATAATCTATGAACAACTTGGGGTAATAGTATTAATAAGACCCAAATTATTCGGATTTGGTGAAGGTGTTGGTGGTGGTGTGAGAAGTGTTATACTTGAATTTATACCTGAGTTGTTCGCTAAAACTTTTGCTTCTTTGAGAAGAGTTTGTAATTCTGTGTTAGTCGTAATGTTATTGTTCTTGTTGTAAGGCCAATTTTGAAGATAAAACACTTCAATTGACCTATTTCTAATATCATTAACTCTAAGTTGTAATCTATTTTTCGAAAACAAGAAATAATCTTCTATTGACTCAAAATGTGCAATAGGGAAAACAAAAGGCTCATTAGGTCCTCTTAGTGTCAAGAAATCCACACAAGAGAATGTTTTCAACATATATGACCTCATTTCACCGTAGTTATAGTTCAAAGTTATTTTTCCATAGTTGTTATTAAAAGCATCAAAATTCTTTTTCTGAGAGTTTCCTGAAGAAGCCCAACTCAAACAGAAAATTATGAACTGTAAATCTTCGTCATTTGGAACAACAAGTTTTAAATTATCAACAAAATCTTTAATAGGTATTTGAGTTTTTGTACCTGTAGTACTTGTCCAACCATTTTCTTTGTAGGGTATCTCTAAGACTTTTGAATCACAAGAATTTTGTGCCGCTTCTTTAGTGTTTGGATTCACACTAGTGTTCGCATTGTTTTGTTGTGTTGTACCATTTGTTGACGATGCATCATCTTTCCTGTTAAGAACCGATTTAATTAAGTTACCTGCAATGTTTTGATTTATACTTGCCAATAAATTATCGGGATATGGATAGGATAAGAAACTTTGCCTAGTACCTTTGAATCTAGTTTGAAATAAACCAGGTGTTATTGTGTGCGCAACCTCTGTTATAAGATAGGAACCATTGAACATTGGTACGTGTCTTAAAATAAAATACATAGTAGGTTGTAACAATGCGTTGCCCAAACAAACAACATCACATTCATATGAACGATTTTGGTAAATATTATACAAAGAAGTATTTGGTGTTGTAGTGTCCCTACCTCCAGCCTGATTTGCCATATCTTGAATTGTTGCCACAGTTTCTGCGGTAGCTTTACCAGGTGTTTGTGTAACACTAAACGAATAAAAAACATTTTGACTTCTAATTCCAATATCAACTGAAAATCCCACACATAAGTTTGAAAACGCCCAATCAGTTTTGTTTTCAGTTATTACTTCGCCAAGGGGATTATTTGGGTCTCTCAAGTCAAACGAATCACTTCTAAATAAAAAATTGTTTTTTTCTTTGTTATCCATTGTAACATAACTTGATGGTCTGTCAACATAAAAACAAACTAATTTTGGGCCAGATTTCCTATAATCTACTGTAGCAAAAGTTCCCCACATATCATTTGCAAATTGTTGAGTACTCGATAAATTTGGTACAGCATTTGCGGTTGCATCTTGGACATTGTAAAAATTTACATATGCGGGTAAGGGCATCACGGTAAAATGGTTTTCAGTTAGTATACCTGCCATATAAGTAAAAACACTCATATTGTAGTTGATAGTTTCTGGTTCTACAACTCTTTTGAGTTGGAAGATGTCTATTAATATTTTGTTACCCACATCTCTAGACGCTCTATCCAAAAATAACATATCTTCAAATAGTGTTTTTCTTTTGTAATCATTACCTGCAATCCATTTATCATTCAAAGCTTTAAAAGCTTCATACAAATCAACTTTGGATTGTTTGAAATTATATTTACTCTGTATAATTCCCTCAGGTAATTGAGTGATATTCGGTAATCCTTTTTGAGCTTGACTTACAGTACCAACTAAAGTTTCATCCATAAATGCAAAATTTCCCGTAACGTAATCTTGTAAATTACTTACAAACTCGTTGATGGTCAAGGATGGGTTTTCATATCTTTGAGTTATGTATTGTCGGCAAATTTGACTTAGTTCTTTTGTTGATGTTTCATTTATGTCAATATTTGACTGAACAAAAAAATCTGTAAGGTATTGTTGAAAATTTAAATCCGTTCCAAATCCAATCTCCAACAAAATAGTATTAGATTGAGTTGTCGATGGTGTTGTGGTTCCAAACGGACTAAATGGTATTGGACTTACTACTTGACTTGTGTTTGTGACATAACCGATATAAGAACTCACCGCTCTTCTATTATACTTTGTTGGGTTACCAACACGAAGTACAACGTCATATTCCATAATACTCTTGAATTGAGACATCATCAATCTGTATTGGTCGTCGATTATATTAGTAAAAAGTTCACCTCCGTTTGTATAACTCTTAGTTGGACTAACTACCATCAAAGCCCTAAACATCTGTTGAAAGTTTCTGAACTTAACATCAATTTCGTTGTATGGACCTCCTTGTTGATTCAAAGCGTTGTTGATTGCGGGGTCCGAAGCATTCAAAGAACTTGGTTCCAATTTGAAATTTGTAATCGGTTGACTGAAATTAAGAAAATGTCGTTCCATTTCGTCCAACTCTTTTTTATTGAATACTGATTGAATTTCTTCTATTTCAGTATAGTTCTGTAAACCTACTAAAACGTTATTATAAAGTTGGAAAGAAGGTCTTTCTCCTAATACGTATATGTTTCCAACATAATCTCTTGGGTTAGGTTTGCGTACTGCAGAAGTATCAAAATATCCATAATTTGGTGTATTCCAAAATAATCTAACACTACCGTTATATAGTGAGTTGTTGTTTGTTAACTCTTGTGTGATATTACCAACCCTGTCAAAACATTTTTCTTCAACTTGATTAAAATTCGAACCAAATGAAGGTAATACAAAATACAAACTAGATTTTGTGGATGCTGTGTTACAAAGAATAGACTGTGTGTTTGGTCTTTCTATATTGACAGGAACAACAACTGAATAAGGTTTCACAT